ATATTTAGAATGTGCTACATCTACTGCTGATCGCAGATGTACCAACTCTCTCCGCAGATTGCAGGAAAAACTAGGCGGGGAGACTCCGTTCCGATGAAAGAACAAGAACTATTTGACCATCTCAAAGAGGGTATCTACCCTGACCTAGAGCGTAGCCCTGGTATCTATGATTCCTTTGACTGCATCAGTGCTAAGGCCGGACACTACATCGAACTCAAGTGTCGCTATACTCATTACCCCACACTACTAATTGAAGAGATGAAGTATCGCAAGCTCATCACTCAGTCAGCAGAGCGTGATCTTATCCCCTTCTATATTAACTCCACTCCGCTTGGTATCTACTCCTTTGATCTGATGGATATACCAGAACCTGAGTGGGTTACGCATCGTATGCCTGCCACTTCAGAGTTTGCTAACAAGTCCAAAGTTAATAAGTTGGTAGGTTACTTAGATATAAACGAGGCAGTGAAGTTATGATCTATGCTTTCAAGTGTGACTGCGGTAGTACCAGAGAGATTGAGCAGTCTATCCACGCTGAGATTATCAACCCTATTTGTACCGACTGTCACCAATCTATGTCTCGCAGCTGGTCCTCTCCCGCCGTCACCTTCAAGGGTCCTGGGTTCTATAGTAACGGTGGATAGAAAGCACTAACCCCCACCGGAAAGAGGTTAACGGTGAGGGCTAGTACTTCCGGAAGGAGGCAAGTCAGAGTGTATCAGAGATACCCTGAATAATCCATTCAACTACCGGTACTGCTACTGCGTTTCCTACTTGACGATAGCGCGTTGAATCAGAACATCCTGCCGTCCAATCATCAGGAAAACCTTGCAATCTTTCACACTCGATAGGTGTGAGTCTACGAACCGGGACCTCCTGATGAATTACGTAAGGCACTCGCGCACCACCGGTTCCCCAATATGTGGCTACGGTTGGGGAATATCCATCATAGATACGAGTATCATCCACTCGTGTAGCTTCAAAGATTAGAACCGTTGCTCTTACTTCAGCGTTATTATCAAATGCGTTCAACGTAGGACACACTCCACCTTCGATCCAAGTTTCGTGATCTTCATTGTGTTGCGCTCTCCTGCTCTTTACGTACCACATCTTCAAACGCTTTCTGTAACTGATCCGGTAGCAACTTCCCGTTCCTGTTGCTTCTGCGAAGTACTCCCTCTGCTGCCTTGACTGTTAAATAATACTTCTGCTGGACCGGTTGAGTCTGAACCACGTCTCCCAACGATGAAGACACGCTTCCGGCGCTGGGGTACTCCGAAGTGTTGAGCATCAAGCACCCTCCAGCTGAGAGAATACCCGATGTCGGCCATCGTCCCGATGACGACTCCAAAATCTGCTCCGTTGTTACTGGATAGCAGACCAGGGACGTTTTCGATGACGAAGTATTCGGTCTGCGTTTCATCCACAATTCTTGCAATCTCCCAGAATAACCCGCTTCTTGCGCCAGCAAGACCAGCCCTCTTGCCAGCAACGCTGAGGTCTTGGCAGGGAAATCCTCCTGTAATAATTCCTGTGCTTGGTGTAAATCCTGCTGCAATTAGGTCACTTCCTTTTACTGTAGTTACGTCATCAAATATCTTGCTCTCTGGAAAGCGGTGTGCCAGTACCTCTTGGCACTTCTTATCTATCTCTACCGAAGCAACGACCTTTACTCCTTGTCGTTGCATAGCCAAATCAAACCCACCTATTCCGGCGAATAGGCTAACTCCCGTCAGCATCAATACCATCCTCTTCGGTCTGAGTGCTTGAGAGCAGAGCAGAAATTTCCTCGATAGCGGTGTTCAACATATCGTATAGCGTGAAGGATTTGTAGTTCAGGTTTTCTACTACGCTCTCTAAGGAGCTGAGCAATTCCGAAAGCCGTTGATCTTGGGTTATCGGCGAGGTGGTCAAGCCTGCTCTCACGGGTCCATAAGGTGATGGCACAACCTCTTTGCTGCCCATCGTAACCGAGTGCTCGTAAGTAACTAATGATAAGTGCCTTGTTTTCACGCTTCTCCTCCATCGTTGCCTTTGTCTGGACCGGAGCTGGCTTGCTCACTCTCTCCTCCACCCGTAGGTGGTGTGCTGGAGTCAAGATCCATAGACTGACCAGTACTACCGTCAATATCGAGCCACTTCTTACCCATCTGTTCATCTACAATTTTCTCCTGTTCGAGTAACTCTTTGTATGTCTCAGGGTAAGCATTGGATAGGCGAGTCATCGCCCTATCCCTCGCCCTCCGGTAATTCCTATATACCACCGCGCTACGCTTGGCAGATTCTATCCTTCTAGCGATCTCCGTCATTGACCTTCTCCTCCGTAACTATAAGTGCATAGGTTATCAGTAATACTATGATGATTCCGATAGTAAAGCTCACTTGCCCTCACCCACCTTGCTTGCCACAATAGAGGTGATCTCGATAGGTCTGCCCACTAGCTGAGCGTCCTCCTCATCACTCTCCCAGGTAGATATAAACACGCGTGAGTCCGGCGTTCGTTGGTGCCAGTCGAACATATCCTTAATCTGCTCGCCTCCCCATACTGCCACCCCTTGCGGATCGGTGACTTCATAGAGATAGATCAGATCAGGGTTGGTCGAATAGAAATTACTCATCATCACCCTCCCCTGGAAACATCTTATCCCAGCAGGCAGGGTGGATACCGGTGATAAGCACCTCTCTCTCCCCCGCGCTCATATCGGGGAATACCCGTTGGATATTCTCCCCTCCCCGCCACCTCTCGACTAGCTGCCGATCTAGGCTCCAGACCTCATACTCGTTACATACGCAGCAAGGTTTGGTTTTTACCGCTATTAAATTACTCATCATCTCCCTCTCCTCTCCTCTAGATAGTTGATAAGGTTGATCTCCTCTAGCGCACGAATCATACGCTTGAGGTTCTTCACTCCCTCTTCGCTATCGCCATTAGTCAGCTGCTCAATGGCTAGGTCTTTGCATAGGTCTGCCTTAGCTGCCAGATATTCTTTATTCATTACTCTCTCCCTCTTGTTTATCTAAGGAATTAGCAATACGGTTTAGACTTTTCATAATTGAATACATAATCCCTATCATCTCTTGCTCGTGTTCTTTATTCATTACTTACCCTCTCCCTCTACTGGGCAGTCAGCAGCTAGTTGCCCCTGACCGTCTGTGTCCTCGCATATGCACCAACCGAATCGTTCTACTTGCGTGGCGTGAGTCAATTCTGCCAGCTCACCCCAGGATATTGTGTCGCTCATTTACTTGCCCTCTCTCTCATTTGTTTATTGGTTAGCTCATTCTCACACTCTATGCAAGCGTCAGAATTATATTCTTTGCGGTCATACTCTCTCTCGCACGTATCACAAGAGATCCATTCAGAATTATCATCGAACGCCGGGTCAGCTGCGTAGCGGTAATCGCTCATAGATCTACCCTCGCATATACGTCATTGAGAGTAGCGTCTTGCCATTCCCCGCAACCCTGGCAGATTATGTCTCCAATAGTGATACTCAGGGTTAAGTATTCGCCGGTCTCGCACTTAGCGCATATGCCTAGCTCACTTATTCCACCGCAATAGATACAATGAAATCCCCACTCTTTATCATAAGTACCCTTATTTATATTAAAATATTTTTTACAATCGGTACACTTATAGTTCCTCATTACTCGCCCTCTCTCTCATCGGCTAGGTGCAAGGTAATAGACTTACCCGCCTCCTCCATAGCTGCCATTAAAGTACCGGCTACGCCGGCTCCCTCAATTATGCAATTACCATTAGTGTCTAATAGATCTACTATCCACGCTCTCTCACTCTCGCTCTCTTTATCCTCAAACTCTCGGATACTTATGCGATAAATAGTCTCACTTAACTCGATCATTACTCTCCCTCTCTTTCATAGATAGATAGTGCTAATTTTCCCCAGTAGTTAGCGTGCTTCTCTAGCCGGTAATATCCCGTAGCTATTACCTTTCCCTCATCGCCGGATATATCGTAAAAATATCCTTGCTTTAGATCTCCTTCTCTTACCTCTAGCTTCATTCTTTCTCGTCCTCTCTCTCTATTGGGTGCAGATATCCACCCATAGTAGAGATCAGATTGGTACGGATAACTAGCGTGCCGTACATATCTTCATAGACCTCTGCCCCTGCCATATTCTCTTCTACCCATAATTTTAGATCTTGTAGGGTATCTATCTCTTGTAGCTGCATTACTCGCCCTCTCTCTCTTTAGCGCAATTAAATAGATGGGAATACTTACCATTCTTTAGAGCTACATAGTGATAGCGGGTACTCTCTCCACAATTCTTGCAGACTCCCGCGATTATTGGATTAACAATTACGCTCATTCTTTACCCTCACTCTCTTTAGCAATTCTCTCTCTTAAATAGTCAATAGCTACTTGCCGGCCATTCTTATATCCGGTGCCTACTATGGTACGCGGTGCGATCTCTCGCGCCAGTAACGCGTCTAATAGCTCTTGACTACTCATATCCCTAGTGTTCCCTAGATCATATTTATATGGCATTACTTATCCTCTCTCTAGTACATCTATCTCACTATATCTTAGTAAGATACTACCGTACTCTACCGTATAGATAGAGTACGATAGTACGCCACTATTCTTAATCGGTATAGCGCATAGGCATAAGCAACGCTCGCCACGTGATCTTGTCGCCAGTAATTCTTACACGCATAGGCTTACCTTCACCGGTAAAGTAGATCTTAATAGCTGCCTTCTTACCGGCGATCTTAGCGTAATCGGCCATAAACGCAGGGTTAAACGCTACGCCCTCTACCGCTACCGGCTCCTTCTCACTATCGCTAAATAGTTGCTCCGTAGGTGGATAAGTGCCGCCAGATACGGTAAAGGTGATCGCGTCCCCTAGCGAGCTAACCGTAATCGTGTCTCCAATACGGGAGAATTGCACTAGGTTAGCCTTATGATCCTTGCATAGAGCGATCACTCTCTTAATATCGTATAGCGGAATAAGGCTAGGCTCTAATCTCCCGTCTAGTGTAGGCAATCTACCCTCGATCAAGCGGTATCTATCGGTAGCCTTAGCCTTAAATAGTCCGCCCTCACTCTCAATATGTACCGCGTTAAGTGTAGGCAGGCTCTTATCCGTACCGGCGTGAGAGCTTACGCCCTCTAATAGTGTTAATAGGCTCACGCCCTCTACCTCTACGTAATTTACCGCTACTTTATTATCCTCTAGTGTAGTCATATATTCTCTCTCTTTCATATCTATTAGGGCTAGCTGCCCTCCCTTACCCTCTCCCTCTACCGTAGAGAGAGGGCAAGAGATAACCTCTAGCGTGTCGTACTATACCGTACTCTAGCCTAGTATCTCCGCAGGATCGCCGTCCCCGATATAATCCATTAGCTCATCAAAATCCATATCATAGATGTCTGCGTGTTCCATTAGTCTAATCGCCCTCTCTCTCTTATGAGCTCACGCGCTAGGCGCACACTCTCGCGCTTAGAATAGCCGGCGTAGACCCTCTCTCCTAGTCGCATATATTCACGATAGGCCACTATCCGGTAAAAATTGCCAATAACCGCATTACCCTCACGCGTGATAAGTAATTCCACTCTCGCGCTCATAATCTAACCCTCTCTCCCTCTTATATATTTAGAGCTATCTGCCCTCTACCGCTCTCTCTCACGCTTGCAGAGAGAGCGATAGATAACCTATAGCCGGCGCAGATCTAGGCTGCGCCCTAGTTTAAGAGCGCGCTAGATCCCGACACACTTAGTCATTGACCCGACACAATAGCCGGCAGGCGTGTACCAGATATGACCGCTAGCCCATATGAGCAGGGCTAGGCCGGCCACGATTAAGATCGCCCTCACGATCTTACCGCGCCTAGTGAGCCTCACGCGCTCATCTCCTTATATTCTCTCTGCCTTTTCTGCCAATCAAGAGCCGAAAAGGTCGTGTAAATACCGGTAAGGGTCTGCCACGCCTCTTTGCGTGTCCATCCAATATAACCGAGGGTTAGGTGTAGAGGGTCATAGTGTGCGGAGCGATACTTAGTGCCACCGGTGGCGAAAATACGCCAGGCGTTACCATAAGTAGGGGAGCCATATTGCAGGATGAGGTGAGGTCGTCTCATAGATTCATATTCACTCTCTAATTCCTCGCCTTCTAATAGGCCTAGTTCGATCATATATTCCTCAATCATCTTTACTCTATTTTCTAGCATCTCGTTAGTGATATCCATATCCTTACTCTCCTTTATTTTCTATGATATGAGCGGTCTGCTCCCATAGTTTGGCGACTATCGCCTTTATATCTTTAAGATCATTGAAAGAGTCTGCGTGACGGTTAGTACCCTCACTATCAAAATCATTCCACGAATATCCGCTATCGGTCTCTAACGATTCACCGAACGCGATCTCCGTACCGTTACTTAACACGATAGAGATGTAGCCGGGATATTGCCAATTCACCTTAACGCCGGCAGGGGCGGTAAGTGTTATCTCGTGTTGAATGAGATGTATTGGATGTGTATTGCCGGTACTTATTCCGTCAAAATCGGTAACCTTGATGTTCATTAGTTACTCTCCTCTAGTTTAAATTCTGCGCCGATTACATCCCAATCGTCAATGATCGTCTCATAATCTGCAATGCGTAGAGCCTCTTCATAACTATCTGCCTGAATTGTGATCTCTAAATCCTGCTTAAGTGTTGCGGTGAATTTATATTCCATTGCCTTGCCTCTTTCGGTAGTAGTGATCCTGCAGGGCTAATCATATGCCCACCTATACCGTATAAGCAAGGCTATTTGACTATCCGGCGCAGCCGCGCAGCGTGGCGCAGCCCGGCGAGGTCTACCGGCTAGCGGTCTGCCGGGTGAGGTCAAGGTAAGAATACGGAGATCATCCTCGCTGCCTGCCTTTCGGCGGGGTTGCCCTCTCTCATTCGGGCGATCATCTCCGGATTGACCTCGTCGCGGTGGTTGATTGCGTAGCAAATTGACCAGATCATCAAGGCGCGATGGCTTGAGAGGTTGAGCCGGTCTAGCAGGGGGCGGTCATTCATTAGGATCTCCTTATTCTTTCGGGGTGATTCCCCGTCACTTATCTACTCTGCCTTGCCGGTTTAGATGTTAAATCTGGCCAGATAGTTAGGGGTCAATCACCGCCGATACGGTAGCAAGCCTGCCCGTTTACCCTAACCGCCTAGACTCTTGCCCCATAACCGTAGGGGTGAGGGGGCAGGGGGTCACCGCGCAGGGCTAGAGGTCACCCCCCGTTGCTAAATTTGTGACGCAGGGGGTATATATACCCTAACAAAAAATATTTGCTAAAGTGAAAGGCCGAAAGTGGCCTCTGACCTGCACTTTTACTAGTGTGACTAACGTCACAGAAATAAAACGGGAAATGCGTTAAATTTCCTGCCTTATATACAGTAGGGGAGCAAAGCGGGGAAGACCTTTGCGACCCGTTCGGTTGGCCTCTTGCGAGGCCCCTAGGCCGAGTACCAACTTACCCCTCAGTTCGCTGTGGCTCCTTCGGGCGCTAAGCCCGACCAGTGCAGCTAGCGGCGCTTTTTAATCGGGTGGGGTCTATCTAAATATTAGATCCGATAAATTACTCAGCCCGATAATAAAATCAATTCCGGCCCGTCTAAGATTAAGGAACTGCTATGGCACCAAAGCCTAAACCAACACCAAGCGTTAAGGCTACGGCAAAACCAAGCGCGGCTTCTCTTAAAAAATCGGGCGTTGATAAACTTACCAAAATTGGCAAGACCACTTCCGAGGCTCATATATCTTTTGCTTTAAGACAAGGCAAGATAACCAAGCAAGAAGCAGCAGCTATTGACCCTAAGAACTTTAAGATCTTACTAAACCCTAAAGTTACCCGCACTATAGAGATAGACTTAAACGCACCAAAACGACCTCGTGGTGGAGGTAGTGGCGGAACTATGGGCGGTGGACGGATTGGTCCAATTAAATAAACTAGGAGTCTAATGGCTGACAATTCAGCTGACATTGCCAAGAGAGTAATCCTCGGCGCTGTCGCAGAAGGTATGACCGTTGAGGCAGCAACTGCCTCTGCTGGCAAGTCCATCAAGACTTATGAGTATTACCGTCGCACAGATAAGGTCTTTGCGGATAAGGTAGATCGAACCCGCCTAGGTCTCAAGGATAAGCAGTTCGCCTCCGGTGACGTACACGACCTGACCTTTGCAGAGTTCCGCCAACGTTTCTTGCATAGCCGCACCTTTGCTCACCAGCAGAATATCGTAGATGTCATTGAGGGCCGAGAGCCTGGTTGGTTGCACCCCTCTATGAAGTTTGAGCCAGGACTTGCGGCCAACCGCGTCCTGATAAATATCCCGCCCAACCACGCCAAGTCTATTACGATCACCGTAGATTATGTGACGTGGCAGGTATGTAGGAATCCTAACTTT